ATATCTAACTGCGAATTCAATTTATGTAGATAAAGAATTTGCTAATGATTTGAGTGGTGTTTCTATTTTTAAAATTAATAGGAATGTTTTATCTGATATTGGAGCATTAGGTAGAATTAGTGTTACCGAAGGCGGCGATGGTTATCAAGTTGGTGATATATTGATTTTCACCGGCGGTTCAGGATATGGTGCAAATGCATATGTTAGTCAACTCCACACCGGAAATAGTGGAATCAAAACAGTAACTATTAATAATCATTCATCAAATGCTTACGTGATAGGTGGAGAAGGATATAGAAGTGATTCTCTTCCTGAGTTAACTGTACAATCTGTCGCTGGCGCTAATTCGGTAATTATTGTAACCGAAGTTACTGGTGATGGCGAAAAATTGGATTTTTCAACATCAAGAATTGGTGCAATCTCAACAATTAAAGTTGTCAGTTATGGATATGATTATGTTGATGCGCCAGTTGTTTCTTTGCGAAACATGGATGCCACATTAATTGATGTGACGGAAGGACAATTATTTACATCAAATACGATTGTGTATCAAGGAACGTCTAATGTGTCTACCACATTTAAAGCCACAGTAGACTCTTACATAGATTCTGCAAAATTTATTCGTATGTTTGATTATAAAGGTACACTTGATAAAACACAACCTTTAATGTCGGATGATGGATTAATTTCAGCAAATGTAGTATCATTCCTCATCTATGGTGATGGTCGTGCAAAAGCTACAGCTAGATTTGAAAATGGTTTGATTCGTCATCCTGGTTTATATTTAAACACCGATGGACAAATTAGTGCTGATAAGAGAATACAAGATGGTGAAAAATATCACAACTTCTCATATGTGTTGCAAACTCAAACCAGTTACGATAAATTCAAAGCTCCTTTAAGTGACATTGTTCATCCAGTTGGCACAAAAACATTCGTGACCAAAGTTGGATCTATACCATTAAACATCTTTGCTATTCCGTATGATGATAAAGTATTGATTAATGAATTGCCTGATACATTTGATGTTTTTGTTACAGCAAATAGTATCGTATCAAATAATGTTTCGGCAAGTCTGACAGATTTTGTTGCAGAAGGCGATTATATCATTATCTCGGGTGCCACAAAAGTGCTTGATGGAATTGGAACTACTACGGCAGGATCCAACACCATTATCGGTATTGGCACAAACTTCATTAATGATATTATTGATGGAGACATTATACATACCACATCTGGTTATACAGAAACTGTAAAATCTGTGGAAAGTGAACTTAAATTATATACACAAAACACTATTGTTGTCACAGATACTGAAGCAACAATAACTGTTCTGTATGATGATGTAAAGCGTGTGAATTCTGTTAATGCTAATACTATTATAGTTGATACCAATTTTACATATAGTGTAAATGATGCAACTGTCGCATTTAAAAAGATTTATTCAACACCATATTAAAAAGATTAATAAATAACAACATGTCTATCTCATTAACAAAAAATGCTAGAGTTTTGCTAAGTCAGCAATTATATAATTTGCTGGATGTTGGAGCAAACTCATATTTGCCAGCAAGCAGACAATCATACTTGTATGCTGTTTTAGGAAAACAAATTGCATGGAATGATGGAACAGAAGTTGTTCCAGCCGCATCTGAAACTCAAAACGAATTATATGATGTATATCGTAACGGCATGTTTGCTAAACAATTATCTTATGATAATGCATCATTAGTTACACGTAGAATTAACTGGACTTCAGGTACAGTGTACAACACATATGATGATGCTGTTAACTTGTTTGTAAATGATGAAATTGATTATTATGTTTTAAATTCAAAAGATCAGGTATTCAAGTGTTTATCCAATAACCATGGTGCAACGTCAGATTATGAACCACAGTTGACGCTATCATCAACATCACTTGAAGAACCATACCTCAAAACTGAAGATGGTTATAAATGGAAATATTTGTATACACTATCTGCTGTTCAAAGACAGAAGTTTTTGGATGATGACTGGATGCCCGTAACATACAATAAATTCGTAAGAGCAGCGGCAATTCCTGGTTCTATTGATATTGTTCAAATTACAAACACGGGAAATAATTATACAAACGGTTCAATACAAAATATAATTTCTGTTGACGGAGATGGTACTGGTGCTATTCTAAAAGCAAACGTTGCTGATGGACACATTGTGGACATTATTATTCAAGACCGTGGTAAAAATTATAGTTATGTTAACTTAAAAATTGACGATATTACTGATGGAATTGGTTCAGCCGCAACCGCTGAAGTTGTATTATCTCCATCTGATGGTCATGGATATGATCCAGTTTATGAATTGTTGGCATACAACATCATGTTTAATTGTGATTTTGAAGCATCGGAAGCAGGATTATTTCCAACGGAAAATGATTACAGACAAGTTTTTGTAATCAGTAATCCTAAAACTTATGGAACATCATCATTATTAGCATCAAAGACATCAACACTATACACAAAAATCAAAGTGTCTCCTGGTGTTGGTATATTTAATAATGATGAGATTGTATACCAAGGTACAACATACTCCACGTCAAATTTTACTGCCGCAGTAGTTGCTTTTGATGAAGTAAAGAATGAACTTTATGTGAATAATGTTCGTGGAGTAATCAACAACAACGGCACGATTAAGGGTTTGGGAAGTGGTTTTATACGTGTAGTGAATGCTACAACACCACCAACGATGCAGCCATACTCAGGAAAAGTGTTATACATATCTGATACTTTACCAGTAAGAAGAGACCCTGCTCAAACGGAAAGAATCCGTTTCATCTTGAGTTTTTAACGAGAAATAAATGACAACTCTATTCAATTACGACCCATATTACGATGATTTTGATGAAGATAAAAACTTCATGCGAGTTTTATTCCGTCCAGGATACTCAGTACAAGCACGTGAATTAACACAACTACAAACAATTTTGTCTAATCAAATTGAAAAATTTGGTAATCACATTTTTAAGAGTGGTAGTCCTATTGTTGGTGGTAAGATTTCGCTGGATAGAAAAGCGAATTATGTTATCTTACAATCACAATATAGTAATACTGATATTAATACATCAGACTTTTTAGATAAAGTTATTGTTAGTTATGGTACAGACAAAATTGTGAGAGCAAAAGTTATTGCGGTAGATATAACGCCTGCTGGATATCCAGTTCTTGTTATCAAATATCTGAGTGGTGCAGTTTTTGCAGAATCTGATACAATTCGTGTTCATGGTGAAAACTACTTTGCACAATTATTGACTACAGATGCTGTGGGTGGATCTTTTGTCGCAAACATTCAGGATGGTGTTTATTATTTTAAAGGACAATTCGTTAAAGTTCTTCAACAATTCTTGGTCATTGAATTGTTTTATCGTATTGGTTATGGCACATCTACAATCAATAAAAAGCCATCATACAAGATTGGTATTGAATTTTCTGGTAATATCCTTGATGAAATTGATGATACATCATTGTTGGATCCAGCCCAAGGTGCTTTCAACTATCAAGCGCCAGGCGCAAATCGTTTTCAAATTGCAACAGCGTTATCAAAAAGAACATTAGATTCTGTTGATACTTCCACATTCTTTGAAATTATCCGATTAGTTGATGACGTAAAGACTAAAGAAGTTGATTATGCAATTTATAGCGATCTGGAACAAACTATGGCTCGCCGTACATACGATGAGTCTGGTAACTACACAGTTGATCCATTTGTAATTTCACTTGACGAAGGCGACTCAGCTAACGGTAAATTTAATGTTGTATTAGATCCTGGTAAAGCATATGTAAGTGGCTATGAGTTTGAGACTATTGCTCCTACTACAATTGAAGTAGGTCGTGCAAGATTGACAGCAAGTGCAAACAATTATGACATTCCAACAAACTACGAAAGTTCAGTTGTGTTGGAAAGTTTACGTGGAACATTAGATATTACCACATTCCCACAATTAGATATCCATTCTGTTCCTCACGCAAGCGTTAATGTTGCATCAACATCCACATATAATTCAACTAAAATTGGTACTGTCCGTGCGGACATGATTCGTTACAACGATTCAACTAGTGATACTTTAGGTTCCACACATACATTTACTGTAAACTTGTTTGGTGCAAATAATACTCCTATTACAGGAACAGTAACAACAGGATCAACAACAACAGTTATCAAATTACCTGCAGACTTCAATTCTGCGGCTGGCGCAAATGCTTACGCTAATATGTATTTCAGAATCGTTTCTGGCTCATTGGCTAGTGATGCTCCACGATTGATTACTTCATCAAGTGCAACAGCAAATACAATCACACTTGACACCGCATTATCATTAATTCCTTCTTCAGGTAACGGCAATTCATTCTCAATTGAATCTGATTTTAGAAATGCAGAATCTCTTGTTTCTAGTGATGGAACATTTATTGCGTTTGGTGGCAATATAAATTCCGATTCTAAAGATACCCTAACAAGTTTTGCTTCTATCAATGAGCCAAAACGTTCCGCACTAATTTTTAATACTCCATACGAAGCTATTGAAGAATCATCTATTTCTGGTATGAATTTGTATGCCAGAAAACCATACTATGATAAAACAACAAGTGCTGGTGGTCTAATTACAATCAACTCTGGTGGTACAGACACATTCTCATTTGCTGGCACACCAGGAACAATTTCTGATTCTCAGATTTTAGAAAATCTTGTTTGTTTTGTTCGCAGTGGTACATCATCAAACGCTATGTATGGTATTACAGCGAATACTGTATTGAGTCTTGCAAATAATAATTTTACTGTAACCGCAGTTTCATCTACACAATTCACAATCAATTTGGTTGTCCCTAACGTTAACGTTGATTTATTGATTAAGACTAAAATCAATAATGGTGAAAATGGTTCTTCCGGTGTAACACGTGGTAAACAATTACTTCCATTAACAACTGGTGCAGATTTACATGCTAAAGTTCCGTATGAAATGGGTGGCGATAATACGCTAGAAGCCGCAAATACGGCAGGAGAAATTGTTTCTATTCCTGGTGGTGAAGTCTTTACTAGTGTCGGCGCAGTTAATTTTCACGGCGGCACAATGTTAGCCGATTTGAGAACACCAGGTAAACCAGTAAGTTTACAAGTTCCCGATGTTTATGAAATTGTTGCTATCTATGATTCAGCTATTCCATCATTCAATGTTTCAACATCTTCATTAACTACAGCTAATGAGATTACCAATAATTATGAGTTTGACAATGGACAACGCAAAACACATTATGATCATGCGACAATTAAACTAAAGCGTGGTCATTCTGCACCAACAGGTACAGTATTCGTTCAATTCAAATATTTTAAACATATTGGTGCTCCATCTTCCGGTGGCGCTGGATTATTTACTGTGGATTCATATCTACAAGCTGGTTCTAATTTCAGTTATGGTGAAATTGCAAAATTCGCAAACGCAGAAGATAAGAAATTAACTTCATTGAGAGGTTCTTTTGATTTCAGGCCTACACGTGCAATTGGTGGAAGTACACTAACTGGTGCATTGAATGCTGAACCATTGGAACAAATTACAACAAACTTTAATTACTATTTAAGTCGTATAGATCAGGTTGTAGTTAAGGCATCCAAAGAATTTTCTATAGTTACTGGCACATCTGCGATTTCTCCAATTGCACCTCCAGTGAAAAATGGCGATATGTTGATTTACACATTGTCTATTCCAGCGTATACAGAATCTGTGAAAGATGTTCGTGCAGACTTTAAGAATCATCGCCGTTATACAATGGAAGATATCAATGGATTTGAAGATAGAATTCGTGGTCTAGAATATTATGTTTCTCTAAGTACTTTGGAAAAAGATGCAGCATCAACTAAAATTTTAGATGCAAATGGTCTAGAGCGTTCCAAGTATGGCATTTTAGTTGACAACTTCACAACAGCAGACAATCAAGCAACACGTGATGATGTGGATTATGATAACAGAAACTTAGTTGATTCTGGTAAATTATATCCAGCATCGTTGATGCGAACAATTAAAATGTCGGCTAATACAGCTCAACTTTCTGTCTCAGGCACAATTGTTGGTACTGGTACAAAGAAAGCATTATTGCTTTCACACACAAGCGCAGAGTTTGCTAAACAACCATATGCAACTAAATCGTTGCCTATCGCAGGTGCATTGTTTGCTGGTTTCAAAGGTTCAACAAAACTATTCCCAGAATTCACTGGTGATGTAGATACTGGTACCACAGCAAAAGTTACTTTGAACTCCACACAAGGTTTGAATAATGCATTCAGCTTTGTTAATAATGCATTCAAGTATATTTCGGATAGTAATCCAACTTGGGCTGATGATAAGAATAGTCCTTTTGCACAAATTGCGGATAGTAAATGGTATCAAACATTAAGAGAAACTAACTTAGACGCGGCCAAGACTGAATATCTTGGTAATGGATGGTATGGTAATCTTGCACCAGTAAACGACAATACATATTTGACTGCTGGTGCACAATTAAGTCAGAAACAAATTTCCACATCTTCTTCTGAAGTTGCTACAGGAACTTTTGTTACAGATTTGGCTATTCAACCATACATGAAGCCAAAACGTATTCTATTCTCTTCACAAGGATTGCGTCCAAGTACAGTGATGTATTCGTTCTTTGATGATGTTGATGTGAACAGATTTATTGTTGTTCCAAATAAGGTTACATTGGACAACACAACATATTTCAATCCTGGCGAAACAGTTCTGATTGCGGATACTTCCGAACATCTATCAGCAAACTTGGTAAGTTATAATTCTGGAGGCACAAACTATTCAGTTGGTTATATTGCGATTAGTGAAACTGGTTCAGCTAACGTTTCGATTATCAACGAGAGTGGTTTGGCATTAACATCTAAAATCATCTATGGTTTAGATTCGAAAATACAACGTACAGTATCTTCAATT